CAGGCACCTTGGTAAGATTGATGATGTAGATGATCTATTGATCTAGGAGAATTGTGCCATGAACGTATTGAAGCTATTATAGAGGAATATAAACAGGGTAGAGTGGCGCATCCTGTGTTCACAGCTCACCTTAAGGATGAGGCTGTAAGTCTGGAAAAAGCTAGAATTGGTAAGACTCGGGTATTCTATGGAGCTCCCATTGATGCTTCCATTGTTATCCGCAAGTACTTCCTTAGTTTTGTACGATTGCAGCAGAATAACACCATTATCTTCGAGGCTGGATCTGGTACAGTAGCACAGTCTAGTGAGTGGGGGGATATTTACCGACATATCACTAAGTTCGGCACCACTCGTATGATTGCTGGAGACTATAAAGCATATGATAAGAGAATGCCTGCCATTATGATTATTGCCGCTTTTGAGGTCATCATTAACTTGTACAAGGCTGCGGGTGCTTCGGACGAAACCTTGCTGGTTATGTGGTGTATAGCATTTGATGTTGCTTTCCCAACTGTGAATCTCAACGGAGACTTGGTAGGATTCTTTGGGGGCAATCCATCGGGTCATCCATTGACTGTGCAGATTAATTCTATTGCAAATAGTCTATACATGAGGTACTGCTTCCATGAGTTGGGAGGAACTGTGGAGCACTTTACCTCAAATGTGGCACTTATGACTTATGGGGATGATAATTCAATGGGAGTGCATGAACGGGCTGCCTTCTTCACACACACTACCATTCAGAATCTGCTGGCTAGTTTGGATATCACTTACACTATGGCAGATAAGACTGCTGCTAGTATTCCATATATTGACATTAAGGATGTTAGTTTCCTCAAGAGAACGTGGGTCTACCGCGAGGAATTAGGAGACTTTGGTTGTCCTCTGGAAGAGGAATCAATACATAAGATGTTAATGTATAAGGTCGCTAGCAAGCAGATAACGGAGGATGAGCAACTTGCGGGTCAGATTCGTTCTGCCCACAATGAGTTCTTCTTCCATGATAGGTCTACATTCGACGATTGGGATTGGAGACTTAGACAATTAGCGTCTCAGTTTAATCTGGACGTATGGTTTACCGATATTCCACTGCCGACATTTGACGAATATGTCGAGCGATGGATGCGAAAGTAATTACCGAACGGAGTTTTGCCACTTCGTAACCACTAGGCAATGATTATTATTAGATACACTTTTATTTATTTGTTTGTTATTTTGATTTGAATTTAAAGAAGGAATATTAATTACAATGGACAGGGCCCTCGTGCCCAACCCCTTTTCAGGGGAAAC